TTTACACTATTCTTCTAGAATGGAGAACTTAAATGCCAGTACTTACCTGGGACTCCCTTGGCGAACGGTTTTATGAGACCGGTGTCGACCATGGGGTTCTTTACATTGCCAATGCTAGTGGGGTGTACGACAAGGGTTATGCCTGGAATGGTTTGGTCTCTGTGACCGAATCTCCTTCGGGTGCCGAGTCGACGGCTCAGTTCGCTGACAACATTAAGTATCTTAACCTGGTTTCGGCTGAGGAGTTCAGTGCAACCATCGAGGCGTTTACCTATCCTGAGGAGTTTGGGCAGTGCGATGGCTCTGCGTCGCCTCAGGATGGCATCCTCATTGGCCAGCAGCAGCGTAAGATGTTTGGTCTGAGCTATCGCACCCTTCTGGGTAACGATGTTGATGGTCAGGAGTATGGTTACAAGCTTCACCTGATCTATGGTGCTCAGGCAGCCCCGACCGAGAAGTCCTACTCGACGGTTAACGACTCTCCCGAGCCGATTACCTTCAGCTGGGAGGTCACGACGACTCCTATGACTGTTACGGGCTACAAGGCTACTTCGTTCATCTCTATCAACTCGACTAAGGTTGATGCAGATGCGCTTGCTGACCTTGAAGATCTGCTGTATGGAACCGCCGGCTCACCTGGAACTGTGGCAAAGCTTCCGACCCCGGATGAGGTCATTGCTTTGTTTACGCCAGTTGGACCTTGATTTACCCTGAAAGAGAGACTAGAGAATGTTGATACTTAGAGTTCCTGGTATTGAACTATTTGATGAAGCCCTTCAAGTTTTTACAACTGAAGATTCGTTTACTTTGGAATTAGAACATTCTCTAGTCTCTCTTTCAAAATGGGAGTCAAAATTTGAGAAACCATTCCTTGGCTCTGAAGAAAAAACAGATGAAGAAGTATTAGCTTACATTGAGGCTATGATTCTTACTGAGGAATATCCCCCAGACGTTCTTAATAGGCTTAGTAAAGAAAATTTTAAACAAATCAATTCTTACATCGAAGCAAAGATGACTGCTACATGGTTTAATGATAAAAAGCCAGGTAAAAAAAGCTCCGAAGTAATTACAGCAGAACTAATCTATTATTGGATGATTACTTTTAATATTCCAATTGAATTTCAGTATTGGCATTTGAATCGTCTGTTTACATTGATTAAGATTTTCAGTGTGAAGAATGCACAACCTGAGAAAATGTCTAAAAAAGATCTTTTAGCACGAAATCGAGAGTTAAATGCTAAAAGAAAGTCTGAACTTGGTACTACTGGATAGGAGGGTAGTATGACCCGTCTAAGTTGGAACCAAGATCTTAACCGAAAGTATGAGTTTGGTGTCGACCGAGGTGTTATTTATTTAGATGATGGGGTATCTGCCCCTTGGAATGGTATAGTTAGTGTAACCGAAAGTCAATCTAACAATATTACTTCTTATTATTTTGACGGTAAGAAAAATTTAGATGTAACATCTACTACGGATTACAAATTATCGTTAAATGCGTTTACCACACCATGGGAATTGAATCAAGCCTTAGGAATGACGTCTGTTGTTCCTGGCTTTGTTTTAACAAATCAACCAAAAACAAAATTTGATTTTTCTTATCGAACTCAAATCGGTAATGACTTGGGTTATAAGATTCATCTTGTCTACAATGCTAGTATCACACCATCAACATTAAATCGTTCAACCATAACTGATAGCGCGACTTTAGAATCTCGTTCGTGGGATATTCGTACTGCGCCTTTAGTTTACCCAAATCAATCACCTTCGGCCCATATTGTTTTTGATTCTACAAAAATGCCTCCGGAGGTTCTTTCTCTTTTAGAGTCTATTATATATGGAACCTCGACTTCAGATCCTCGACTTCCAACATTATTTGAGCTTTCAAATATTTTTGAGGTTTGGAATCCATTTAAAATTGAATACAATAGTTCTGGTTTTTCGCTATTAGTCTCTGATCTAGGCGATATTTCAGCTACAAAAATAGATGGAATCTTTGTTATTTTACAAGACACGCGTTTAAACTTGACTTCAAATTCAGGTTTTTATAGATTGGAGGCTTAAATGCCATATGATCTTTTTCCTTCTGTTGATGAAAATTTTAATTTTCCTGAAGAAGTAAGAGTTCAGTTAGCTAAAAGTGAACAGTTGCGAAATCTTTTAATTCCTATGTCTGAAACTGTTCGGGATGCTCTTTCTGGAGAAGAGCTTTGGTTTGGACGTACTATTTTTAATACAACTTCTAAGAAAATTGAGAGTTGGACTAACCCTGGTGTTTGGGTTGAGTATTTAGATGATACATATGATTTTCCAGAGCCTCCTCCGTTTTGGGATGAAAATTATGATGTTCCCGTTCAGGTACGTTCTCAGTTAGCTAAAAGTGAGCAACTTCGTAATATGGTCACTCCTATGTCTGAAACAGCAAGAAATAGTCTTCCTGTTGAAGAAACATGGAACGGTCGAACTATTTTTAATACCACTTCAAGAAAACTTCAGGTTTGGTTTGAGACAGCACAGGGTTGGTTGTCGGTTTTAGATGAAAACTATGTGCCTATTCAACCAGAATGGTGGGATTTTGAGCCACACTTAAACTACTATTTTCAAGAGTATAGTCCTCAAAATTATACTTCTTCAGGACGACACATAGCTACTGATTCTATGGCATCTTCTATTTTTAACATAGAGTTTTATAATCCTATCGGAGCCGAACCATATTCTAGCCATTCACTCATTATTCCATCATATTGGGAAGTGCGTAGTGGTGATTTACAATATCCGTCGGGCAATCTTCTTATAGATTATACAGCTGTTGGCGGTGGAATTAAAACAGGATTGGTTAGAGCTCATAACGGAAACTATACAGGTGGGAAATATCCCTTTGGATATTTTGAACTTTTGTATGTTTCTGAAGGAGAGTATCTTCCGTTGAAGGCCAATAGTCCACATCTTTTGACAAATGGATGCAAAATTTCTGGTCAAATTACTTATTATATTTCTAATGTTTATTAATTAAGGAGATTTTTATGAGTGTTCCTTTATTTGCAGGCGTAGATAATGATAAAAATTTTCCTCCAGAAATTCGAGAGCAGTTAGCTAAAAGTGATGAATTAAAATTTACAATAGTGCCAATGTCCGAAACACAAAAAGATAATTTAAGCGAAAAAGATTTATGGCATGGGCGAGTTATTTATAATTTAAATAAAAAAGCTATTGAAACTTGGAATTCCATTACAAAGACATGGAATCTTAGCTTGACCAGTAATTATACACCTCCTGTGCCAACACCTCCTTGGGATCGTTATTATAGACTACCAAAAGTAGTTCGAGATAGGTTAGCTTTAACTTCGGATTTTAAACATATGATTGTATCTATGGATCATAAAACTCGATCCGAGTTAACTCAAGATGAATTATGGAACGGAAGAGTTATATTTAATACTACAATAGAGAATCATCAAGTTTGGAATGATGAGTATAATATATGGATTACTTTGTTAAATGATACTTATGTTCCGCCAAAAGTTCAAAGAACTTGGACTGATTGGGACACAGTTATATCATTGACAAATGGTCAAGAACTAGAAACAACAGTTTATTATGTATCTGGTTATGTGAATCAAAACGGTCGGGTTTCTTTAATTGTAAATGCAGGTGTTCAGAGTGAAGATGTGCTTAACACGGGTCTTCCTCTTAGAGCTTCCCTTCCACTTCCAAACGCATTACCATCTGGTTTGACGGTTTTTGGACGGTGTATTATTAAGAGATGGATTCCCTCTCTTAATAAACACGTTGAAGATCCAGGTCACATTGTTTTAGAAGGTAACAGTCAATATATGCTTTTTTATTATGAAGATGTTTATAATGGTGTGTTAGGAAATGCTGTTGTTGACGCTGTTGACGATCAAGGTTATGTCCGTGTTTTTGGAAATTTAATGTATGAGACAGCTTAGAAATCTTTTTAAGGAGGACTCCTTATGAGTAAACTTGTCTGGGATGAAATTGAAAAACGATACTTTGAGACAGGGTTAGATCAAGGAGTCTTATATTTATCTGATGGTGTTGGCGTATCTTGGAATGGTCTAATTTCTATTGAAGAATCTTTAGAAGAAACAGATGTTACTTTATATTTAGATGGCGTTAAATTAGATCGTATTGGAAAAGAAGGTGAATTCAAAGCAACCTTAGTTGCCTTCACCTACCCAGATGAATTCTTGCCATATCAGGGGTTAGAAAATTTTGATGATTCGGGAATGCTGTTAACTGGGCAAAAACCTTTGTCTTTTAATCTTTCTTATCGAACTTTGGTTGGAAACGATACACTTAGCACGGACTATGGGTATCAGATTCATATTTTGTATAATCTAACAGCTTCTTTACAAGATCATAATTATGAAACATATTCATCTCAACCTAATGCCTTGAATTTTACATGGTCTTTAACTGGAACTCCTTCAGTAGTTGACGGATTTACTCCAACAGCACATGTTATTATAGATAGTCGTTTTATCGATGAAACGATATTATTGTTTATCGAAGATACTCTTTATGGCGTAGATAATCAAGAAGCAGTTTCAATGCTTCCATCACTTGATGTTTTGACTTCTCTAGTTCAACATTTCTCACCAAAATCTATTACGCCTGACTATATTTCTGGCTTTTCGTCTTTTGTCGAAGGGTATGGAGATTTAACTGAAACGGGAATAGATGGTTTATTTCAGAGTTTACCACGAACAAGACTAGTAACTACAATGAATTCCAGGTATTACACTTTAGATGAATAGGAGCTCTAGTGATTACTATCTCTTCACATGGAAGCTTTGAAAACACTGAAAAATTTCTTAAGCGTATGTCTGACAAATCCATTTTTGACTCACTAAGTCGTTATGGTGAAGAAGGAGTCCAAGCTTTAGCTGAAGCAACACCAAAAGATAGTGGTGATACAGCCCGGTCTTGGACATATGAAATTGAGAGAACATCTACGTCATATGCAATCATATGGAGTAACACTAACGTAGTTGATGGTGTTCCAATTGCCGTTCTTATTCAAGTTGGACATGGAACAGGCACCGGGGGTTATGTCTCTGGTAGAGATTATATTAATCCGGCTTTACGACCAGTATTCGATCGAATTGCGGCCAGTGTTTGGAAGGAGGTGACTGCTGTATGAGTACTGTTGACAGTCGAATTGTCACGATGAAGTTTGACAATTCACAGTTTGAAAGAGGCGCTAGCACGACTATTAGTACTTTAGATAGGCTTAAACAAGCTTTAGGCCTTAATGGAGCTACCAAAGGTTTGGAGCAAGTGCAAGACGCTGCAAACAGAACAAACCTTAGTGGTCTTGAAGGTGGTATTACTAAGATTAATGCTGGTTTTGCTGCCATGGCTACTATTGCAGTAACCGCCTTAGCTACAATTACTCAAAAAGCAATGTCTGTCGGTGCCCAGTTAATTAAATCTTTAACACTTGATCCTGTTATGGATGGTTTTAGAGAGTATGAACTCAAAATGGGATCGATTCAAACCATTTTGGCAAACACTCAAAAAGACGGAACAACTTTAAAACAGGTTGATGCTGCTTTAGAAGAGCTAAATAGGTATGCCGATAAAACAATTTACAATTTCGGCGAGATGACTAAAGCTGTTGGACTGTTTACAAACGCCGGCATTGGTATTGAAGATGCTACTGCTATGATTAAGGGTTTCTCGAATGCTGCCGCTGCTTCTGGCGCAACAGCTGAGGGTACTGCTCGCGCTCAATACCAGTTGTCTCAAGCACTTACTACTGGCACCATCCGTCTTATGGACTGGAAATCTTTAACCAACGCCGGTATGGGCAATAAGAATATGCAGAATAGTCTTATTGCTATTGCAGATGCTATGGGTACGTTTGAGGGAAAATCTATTACAGCTAAAGAAGCTGGAGATAACTTCAACGGTTCTCTTGAAAAAGAGTGGTTATCTGCAGATGTCATGGAGCAGTATCTTAAAATCATGGCTGGTGAAGTAACGCCGGCTCAAATGAAGGCAATTGGTTTATCGGCCGAACAAATTAAGTCGCTTCAAAAAGAAGCAAAAACAGCAGAAGAAGCAGCGGTAAAAGTTCGTACCTTTAGCAAGTTGCTTGGAACCATTAAAGAGAGTATTGGTTCAAGTTGGTCTGCAACGTTTGGTATTATTATAGGTGACTTTGATGAAGCCACAAAATTGTTTACTGATATTAATAGTGGTATTGGTGAAGTAATTAACAAATCAGCCGAAGCTCGAAATAAAGTTCTTCAAGACTGGAAAGATCGAGGCGGTCGAGACACTTTAATTGACGCATTAGCAACAGCAGTCAAAGGTCTTGGAACGATTATCAAGCCAATCACAAAGGCTTTCCGTGAGATATTTCCTGCTAAGACAGGCAAAGAACTTTACGATCTTACTGTTCAATTCAAAGAATTTGCAGCCAAGATTAAAATTGGTTCTGACACTGCCGAAAAGCTAAAAGAAACATTTAAAGGCTTTTTCTCCATATTTTCTATTATTAAGCAGGTTATTGGTGGAGTAATTGGTGTACTTGGTGACTTGATTGGTACAATCGGAAAAAGCTCCGGTGGTTTTCTGACAATAACTGCCAATATTGGTAAATTTATTACTGGTATTGACGAAGCTTTGAAGAACGGAGATAAACTTTCTAATTTCTTTGAAACGTTAAGCACCATACTTCAAACTCCTGTTAAGCTTATTCAAGAGCTTACAACGTATGTTGTTGCCTTCTTTAGTGGATTTGATATTTCAGCTGGAGATGCTGTAAATTCTGCCTTTGACCGAATGGCCCAAAGATTGGGACCTTTGGCTATTCTATATCAAGCTCTAGAAAATGCTGTTGGAGCTGTATCTGAGAAATTCAGATTAGCTATGGAAATATTAGCTCCATATGTTCAACAAGTCCAAGATGCATTTAAAGCGGTGGGTACTGCTGTAAAAGAAGCATTTTCTGGTGCCGATATCAATAATTTGTTTGATCTGATTAATACAGGTTTGTTTGCTGCATTGGTTCTGGCTGTTCGTAAGTTCCTAAGGGACTTCAAGATTGACTTTGGTGGTGGTTTCATTGAAACCATTAAAGAAACGTTTGACACTTTAACTGGAACGTTGCAGGCAGTACAACAAAATCTTCGAGCTAATGTTTTGGTGAAAATAGCAGGAGCAATTGGTGCAATGGCTGCTGCTATGATTGCGCTTTCTTTAGTCGATTCAAAAAAGTTGACGCTAGCCACAGTTGCTATGGCTGGAGCTATGACTCAACTCATGATCGCTATGGCTATCATGACAAAAATCGGTGGAATGACTGGCTTTGTTAAGGTGCCTGTTCTTGCCGGCAGTATGATTTTAATTTCAGCCGCTGTTATTATGTTGGCTCAAGCAATTAAGACCTTGTCTAGACTTGACTGGGAAGCGTTGGCTAAGGGTATTATTGGTGTTTCAGCGTCTATGGGTGTCTTGGTTATTGCATTAACACCTTTAGCTAAAGCCTCTGGAGGTATGATTGCTACAGGTTTAGGGCTTATTGCTCTGGCCTTTGCTATGCGTGTCATTGCAAGTGCTGTTGAAAAGTTCAGTACTATGGATGCAGGAGACATTGCGAAGGGCTTAGTTGCTGTCACAGCAGCTATTGTTCTTCTCGGATGGTCTTTAAAGACAATGCCTCCAAGTTTGCCAGTCATTGCTCTCGGATTAATTGGTTTGGGCGCTGGTTTACTTCTCCTGTCTACAGCAATTGCCAAAATGGGAGAGATTCACTTTGGTAAAATACTCCTTGGTGTTGGTATGTTGGCAGCAGCCATTGTTGGGATTGGTATGGCGCTCGGTGCTATGCCTCCTAACTTGCTTCCTATGGCTTTTGCATTAGGTGTAGTTAGTTTAGCTTTAATCGGTATTGGTCAAGCCATCAAGATGATGGGTAATCTGTCTGGAGATCAAATTGCTAAGGGCTTAATTGTTCTATCTGCAGCGTTTGTTATTCTTGCCTTTGGACTGAACGCTCTTAATGGAGCTATTATGGGTGCTGCTGCAATCTTGGCTGTTGCTGTGGCACTTAACTTCTTAGTTCCTGCTCTTAAAGCTTTGGGTAACCTTACTATGAAGGAAATCGTAGTTTCCCTTATTACCTTAGCAGGTGCTTTGACCGTCCTTGGTATCGCTGCTTATGTGATTAACGGTGTGAGTGTTGTTATGCTTGCTCTGGCTGGCTCTTTGGCTTTACTTGGAGCAGCAGTAGCACTTACAGGACTTGGTTTCCTCTGGTTTGCTCAAGCTATCCAGATTATTGTGGATCTCGGAACTGCTGCAGCCGGCGCAATGGGTCTAATGCTTACTACTATTGTTCAAGCAATCCCACAAGTTATGAACGCATTTGCTGAAGGTATTGTCAGGTTTACTAAGACAATCACTGAGAATATTCCTTTGTTTGTCACGGCAACCATTAAGCTGCTTAATGCAATTCTGGACACCATTAATGAGTTAGCTCCTAAAATTGCTAAGACGATGTCTAATATTCTTAATCTGATGCTTGACTACTTGATGGTAAACTCGCCTAAGATTGTTCAAGCTGGTTTCCAGCTTATGATGGACTTTATGAATAAGCTTCGAGATAATATTTATCAGATTGTTGATGTTTCAGCTGAAATTATGCGTCTATTTATCAAGGGTATTGGCGATAAAGCAGAACCACTTGCGGATGAAGGCGCAAAGACTGTTGTTAAATTAATTGACGCTATGGCTAACGCTATTCGAAACAACAGCAAGGGCGTACAGGACGCTAGTCGTAATCTTGCTTCTGCTGTGATTGCTGGATTTATTTCTGGCATTGCCGGTGGTATGAATGGTATTATTCAAGCAATTCTTGGTATGGCATCAGGCGCCATTAATGCAGCCAAGAAAGCATTTGGTATTGCTTCTCCTTCTAAAGAGTTCATGGAGATGGGTATGTTTGTCGATCAAGGTTTAGCTAATGGTATTGATAAATATTCTTATGTTGCCAATAATTCTGCCGAACAAATGGGCACTTCGTTAATGGATACTTTTAAGAGTTCTATTGAAAATATTGACGCCTTTGTTTCCAAAGATATGAATTTAAGTCCTGTTATTACTCCTGTTCTAGATCTGACAGATATTGAAAAGGCTAAACTTGACGAAGAATTGACGAAAAAGCGTAAGATGTTGAGTATTCCAGGCTTATTTGTGGAGTCTTCAACGAATTATGCTGATTCTATTGCTAGTGATTATCAAAATTACTTTGCTAACGGGCAAATGCCTACCGATGGTACAAACACACCAACAACGGTTATGTTTGAGCAGAATAATTACTCACCTAAGGCTCTGTCTGAGGTTGAGCTCTATCGACAAACGAAGAATCAACTTGCGTTGGCGAAGGGAGTTCTTACTTCATGAAATTTACTTCTATTAGGCTAAAAGGTCTTTACACTATTGATTTGCCTATTTCAAATATTAGAGCTACAGATCCATATCTTTTAAAATCTGCAGAAGGGTTAGGACCCCCTGAAGTTAATGTATTTATTTCCACAACCACTAATATGGATGGATATTATAAAGGACGACAAGCCCAGTATAGAGAAATTGTTCTTAATATAGGATTAAACCCAAACTACCAAAATGATATTACAATTTCAGATCTTAGAACGGAATTGTATGGATTGCTTTCGCCTTTAGCATCAGATTCTTTTGACATTTTTATTTTAAATAATGATGTTGAACTAATGCAAGTACAAGGATATATCAAGAAATTTGAGATAATGCCTTTTACTGCTGAACCAGAAGTTCAATTAACAATATCGTGTCTTAAGGCATCTTTCGAATCTCCAAATACTATATTTGTCGAAACTATCTCAGATACTTATCAAGAAGTATTAAATTTGGGAACTGCTGAAGCGGGATTAATTTTAGAAATTGAATTTCAGTCTGAGTGCACAAACTTTACCATTTCTGATTCTCGTGGAAATACGATGGTTATTAATCATGATTTCTTTGAATTGGATATTTTAAACATAGATACTCGTCCTGGAAATCGGTCAATAACATTACAAAGAGATAATACGATTGAAAGTATTATTTACTCTTTAAGTATGCAATCTGAGTGGTTATGGTTATATGGTGGTTTGAATGTAATTACAACTCCAAACACCGAGTTTGCATGGAGGACTTTGTCCTATATTCCTCAATATTGGGGGATTTAATTATGGATGTATTACCTTTAGACAAATCAACATATTATCCAACAATGCTATTTGAAGATTATAGTTCATTGATTTGGACAGAACGATTTAATACGTCTGGTGAGTTTCAACTAACATCATCTAATATCCAAAAAACAATTGAGACTTTTCCTTTAGGTTCTTTAGTGTCATTACGTGACACAACCGAAGTCATGATGGTTGAAACTCATAGCATCGAGCCTAATAACTCAGATGGAACGCCTCAGATTACTATATCTGGTAGATCGCTAGATTCTTTTCTTGAAAACAGAATTCTTTTACCCATTATTTATGGTGAAAGTTGGGAAACATTACAAGAATATACGCCCCAAGAAATGATTTGCCTTTTGTTGTGGAATGCTTTAGTCAATGACACGGGAGAAGATCCAACTAAACCTTCTGGTGTAGGAACTTTGTTATTTGATTATTTAGCTGTTGTTCCTAATTTAGTTGTATCTTTAGATTTAAATAGTTTGGATGAAAAGCCGCTTAAACACAAATGGTCTTTAAGTTCTGGTGATGTGAGTACTACACTTTTAGATATTCAATCGGCGTATTCGATTGGTGTTAGATCTATAAGACCCACACAAGAGTCTTCGGCGTATTCCCGTGTTTCCTTTCTGGTTAGCTCAAACCGAAACATTCGTGGTAAGATGAGTCTTGAGTTTATAGAAAGTGATCCTACAAATCTTCGTTTTGATGTTTATAAAGGCATAAATCGAACAATTCATCAAAATACTGTTACACCGGTTATATTTCATGAGTCCACAGGGCATTTAATAAATCCAAAATACCTTAGGTCTATTAGGGATTATAAAAATAATGCTGTAGTATTAAATTCTAAAGAACTCAATGCTTTTCCTCCTGAATCGATCACAAGCCCAAGTACTTGGAACTCTAACACCAAATACTACGAGAGTGATGAGGTTTTCTTTAATGGAAGTTTTTGGACAGCTATTAAAGAACCTGATATTGGTGAAGAACCAGGAGTAGAAATTTCTGGAAAAGTAAACCCATGGGCAGTATTTAATCCTTATTACTATTTAGGTGTAAATAGTATCAATGCATTAAGTGCTCTTGGTGAGACTGAAATTTACAGACGGAAAATTGTATCTATGGCTGATAGTGAAATTTCACCGTATAGTCCATATAAATACGGGCAAGATTATTTTCTTGGAGATGTGATTACGTTTTCTGGGAGCTATGCTTCTGAAACATCGATGTTTATTAATGAGATAGTTCGAACCGATAACGAAGAGGGCGAATCTATTTCTCCTGGTATAATTCATTATTCAGATATTTCGGAATCTGGTTCTTCTTTATATTTTGGTAACGAAACATCAGAATCAGGTATTGATGCAATTGGGTTTGATCGCAGAATTACTTTTATTGATGCAGGAACTGTTGGGTTTGATGATCCTGAAATTACTCCAACATAACGAAAGGTTTTTAGGTGAAACAAGTTAAGACACTTTTTATGAGTTTTGCGCCAGTAGTCGTTTCAATTATTTTATGGGTTTCATATAGTCTTTATAATGAAATTCTTATTCTTACGACTGCGATTATCATGTCTTCGTACGCAATTGTGTTATATTTGAGCACAACTAAGAAAAGATTTGACGGAGTCATTGAGATTACTGAAACTGAAGAAGGCGGAAAGTCATTTCAGTTGATTATTAACAAAGATCCTGAAACTTTTCAAGATCAAGATCAGGTTGTTTTCCATTTCAAGAACGTCTCATAAATTCGCAGGCTAATCTTAGCTTATAATGAGACCTCTACGAAAGGAAAAGAATGCTGTTTAAAAAGCAGAAGAACCCATCAGGCTTGGATTCTGCAATCTCTGATGTCCTCAGTGATATGAAAGGATTCACATCTGATGCCGCTGAGTATTCAAAAATGGTTGATCAGCTCGTCAAGCTCCATTCCTTGAAAGAATGTGAAAAACCTCAAGGATTCAGCAAAGACACGCTGGTGATCGTCGCTGGAAACCTGATTGGTATCGTAATGATCCTGTCTTACGAGAAGACAAACGTGATTACGACCAGAGCCCTTCAGTTCATGCTGAAAAAAGGCACTTTCTAACCGTAAATCTCAGAAAACACAGAAGTTGTGTGAGAATTAATAACTCTTACATAGCTTCTGTGTTTTCTGAGATCATCGGATATGAATTTTGCAAAAAATCCCGGGGGGATATTCCACAAAACTCGCAGGTTTTACACAGCATATAATGAGACCTATGAAAGGAATATCATGTCCGAAAACAAGGAAAAGAACACCAACTCGTTCGCAAAAGAGATGGCTACCCAAGCCGTATCGGCCGCTGTTGTCAGCGCCGCCGCCACTTTGGGTACCTATGCTGCTTTCGCCGCAGTTGGTTGGTACATCCAGAAGAAGAACGACAAGTCCAACAACTAGATCCCCAAGCTATAACCCCTTAAACAAGGGTTATAGTTTTTTCTCGTATATTTTACATAGGCTATAATGAGACCTATGAAAGGAATATCATGTCCGAACTTTCGCTTGAACAGAAAGCTACGTGTATCACAGCTGGTTTAGCCCTTGGCGTAACCATATTTTGGATTCACAAAGCTACCGACAAGCTTTACGACAAAATGACCCAACACTAGACTTAAAAGCAAGAGTCCTTTAAACAAGGACTTTTGTTTTCGCATATTTATCATAGGTTATAATGAGACCCCTATGAAAGGAAATACCATGAACAAGACTATTGGTTATTTCGCTATTGGAGCAATCGTCATCGACTTGGTTGCTGTTGCGTATGGTGCATACTACGTGCACAAGACAAAGCAGGAACTCGAGAACGAGATCGAAGCTGCCAAAGCTGAAACGAACAAGACCGTCCAGAAGATTGGTAAAGCTTTAAGTAGCTTTGAGGTCTAAAAGCTAAGAGCCCCTAACAAGGGCTTTTAGTTTTTCGTATATTAATCATAGGTTATAATGGAGAACAGGTCTACATGCGTTGTATGCGTGTGGATAGTTAGCTAACGCGGCTCCTATATTTTTTCTCGTATATTAATCATAGGTTATAATGAGACCTATGAAAGGAGACCTCATGAAGAACAACCGATTCATCCAAAACCTAAAGTACCAAGCTGAAGAGAACCCGCTCGCTGCAATTGCCATTTGCACAGCAGCCGCTGCAATGCTGCTGAAGCTCATGCAAGCCAGCACCGAGTACAACAACTCCAAAACTTGGGAAAAGGAAGTTGAACGTCGTCGATTGAAAGACCTCTAAGATCCCAAAGCTATAACCCCTTAAACAAGGGTTATAGTTTTCGCATATTCTACACGGGGTATAATGAGACCCTGAAAGGAGGAAACTAATGTCGAACGAAAACACTCCTAAGATCAACTCTGGTGACACAATCGAGGTTGCTGGACAGCAGTTTGAAGTGAAAGCTTTGAACTTCTCCCACAAAGACCCCGTGCTGATCATCGAAGCGCATCTAGTTGATTACGTTGAAGACGATCGCTAGTCACGACTTTCGAGTCCAAGACTCATACTCAATTAACTTTGGGTATGAGTTTTTATTTTCGCAAGAAAAACAAGCCCTATAATGAGAAGAAGGTTTAGTCCATAGAATTCGATAGGCTCGAAAGAGCACAGATTTTCTAACCCTGCCTATAAACAATATAGTCTTCTCCTAATTTTTTGTCCTCGCACAAAAAACATGCCCTATGATGAGAAGAAGGTAAGACACTAATGTGTAGGTGAAAGACCTACCTACCTGGCGCAGGAGCAAAACTGCACAATTACGATTTTAGTTGGGTCGTAAGCCCTAGCTTCTCTTTTTATTTTTGCACTCGCAAGAATTACATACCCTATAATGAGAAGAAGGACCCCCTATGTAGTTTCGATTACTACACTTCTCCTTTTTTTTAACCAAAGGATTAAATTATGTTGACAGAGACCCAACGTGTAAATCTTCAATGGTTTTTAATTTTCGTTATTGTTGCGTGTGTTCTAAGATTATCTTGGATCTTCACAAACTATATTTTAGACCGTCGTAGATACAAGCAGTATGCAGACGAGCACTTTGAAAAAGTTGAGGAGTATTGGCATGGATTTTAGTACTATTGTTACTAAGACATCACAAATTTTATCGGACAATGCTCCGACTATTCTATCAGGTATTGCTGCGACTACAACAGTTGCTACAGCAATCTTTTCTGCTCAAGGAAGTTTTAAAGCAGCAAAGCTTTTAGCTTCAGAAAAGCGTCGTCGTGAATTGGAAACAGTAAAACCAGAACCCTTAACCACTAAGGAGAAAATTGAACTGGTCTGGCCCTGCTATGTTCCTGCTGCTACTACAGGCGTTGTCTCTGTTACGTGCATTATTCTTGCTAATCGCATTGGTTCTCGACGCGCTGCTGCAATGGCTGCAGCGTATGCTATGTCTCGAGATGCTTTTGCTGAGTACAAGGACAAAGTAGTAGAAAAGCTTGGGGAACGAAAAGAATCAAAACTCAGAGATGAGTTAGCCGAAGATCAAATTCGGAGAAACCCAAATACTCGTGAAATCATCATTTCTGGACCAAATGAAGTGATGTGTTACGACTCAATCACAGGGCGATATTTCAAAAGTAATGTTGAATCTCTTCGAAAAGCCGAGAACGACATTAATCGAGAGATCAATCAAGGAGTTTATGCCTCTTTGTCTGACTTTTATAGTCTTGTAGGGTTACCACGAACACCATATTCTGATGAAGTAGGCTGGAATCATAATTACGTGTTTGAGTTGCAGTTCTCAACAGTATTATCAGAAGATGGTACACCCTGTATTTCTATCAATTACGAACCATATCCTATTCGTGACTTCTACTAATCGCAGAAAAAACAAGCCCTATAATGAGAACCCATCTCAGGAAAGGAAAGAACAAATGACCGAGACCCAGACGCCCGACGTCGAAGAGACCGTCATCGAGCTCGTCCCCGCCCCGAAGAAGCACTTCCCCACGAAGCTCGTCATCTCCCTGGCCGCTGCTACCGCAGCTGTCGTGGTTGGTGGCTGGCTCCTGTCGAAGAGCAACTCCGAGGAGGACGAAGAGACCGAGACGACCATCTTCGACTCGACCGAAGATGTCAAGGAAGAGAACCCCGACCTCTGACCCTCAAAGCCATAGCACCCCAACAGGTGTTATGGTTTTATTTTTTTGAGAGAAATTTTATGACTCCTGATCAATTTAATGATATTCTACAAGCTCAACTTTGGACCTGTCAAGAAGTTTTGACTGGAAAAGCTGAGGAATATGCGTCTTCTTATGACAGATTGCATAATTTTAAGCTTGCTGCGGCTTTGACTGATCAAACGCCGGCTCAGGCACTTGCTGGAATGATGGCTAAACACACCATTTCTATTTATGACATGATTGGTTCTGGTCTTGAGTACCCACAAGCACTTTGGGATGAAAAGATTACAGATCATATGAATTACCTTATTTTGCTTAAAGCTATTGTAGCCGAAAAAGATATTAGGATACGTGCTGCACTAGATCACTCTGATGAGGAAGATGAAAATGAATGATATGACACGACGCATCGTCGTTGGTTCTTTATTTGCTGCTGGAGCGATTGTATTATCCACTTACGCTCTGTTAGTTGATGACTATCTCACAAAGAAAGATGTGTGACAAATGCTTAAGAAAAGCATTACTTACAAAAACTTCGATGACGAAACTGTTACCGAAGAATTTTATTTCAACATGACCAAGGCTGAGCTTGTAGAGCTTGAGCTTAGCGAGCAAAGTGGTCTGTCTGACACACTCAAAGCTATCATCGATGCCAAAGATGGTTCTAAAATCATTGAATATTTCAAGAAAATCATCTTATTGGCCTATGGTGAGCGCAGTGAAGATGGTCGACGATTCATCAAATCACCTGAGTTAGCAGCTTCTTTCTCTCATACTGAGGCATATTCTCAGTTATTCATGGAACTGGCTACGGACGCAAACGCTGCTACTGCATTTATCAGTGGTATTATGCCTTCAGACTTAGCTGAAGAAATTGCTGCTCTTCCAGACACAGTAACTGAAGTACACACAACACCTATTCCAGACGCAGTTGACAACAAAGATATTTCAGAAATGAGTGCCGAAGAGCTTCGTGCACTGTTAATTGAAAGGAACAAATAAAATGAAGATTGATCTGCGGTCCCCAGCTGTTCAGATGGCTCTTGGTGTTGTTGGTGGAGCTTTCATCGGGTTCGTTTTTGGGGCTTTTGAGCCTCGTCCATCCAAGGGTAAGTAGCAAATGCAAGCGGGGAGTCGGCAAGGATTCCTTTCCATGGGTCTCCAATCCTATTCCGGCTGCCTGACTTTAAACAACAACCGTGACCAGCAAAAATTGTGCCCCCCGCATTCGCAAACGAATCAAACCCTATAATGAGAACCCCTCAATGGAAAGGAAAACCCAAATGAAACTCCAGACAACCAAAATGATCACGCGAGTGATCGTTGGTTTTGGCGCTACGTCAATCACCAACCAGATCGTCCGCAACAACGTTGTGCCCGGATCGCTGTTCCAAAAGATCACGGTCACGGCTGCAATGATTGCTGCTGGCGCACTGCTGGGTGAGACCCTCGGCACCTACACCGACGACAAGATCGATGAGATCGTTGAGCTCGTCGAGGATTCAAAGAACGTTACACCCCTGCCCGTTTAGACCCTCAAGCTATAAGACCCTAACAAGGTCTTATAGTTTTCTTTTAGGAGCAAATAAATGGAAGCTTTCCCAGCGAATAGCCGTAAGGTAAAAGCGCCGGTCTCAAAACGAGAAGAGAAGCCAAAAATTGAAAAAGTTATTGAAGGTGAAGTTGTTCGGAGAAAGAAGCCGCTCGGGAAGCGAATTGCAGAAACCTTTGGGGCTACTGACATGAAGAGTGTCGGTGGTTTTGTTTTGATTGATGTTCTTGTTCCTGCAGCTAAAGATATGGTTGCCGACGCTATTTCACAAGGCATTGAGCGCATGTTGTTTGGAGAAGTTCGTAGTACGAGTCGTAGGCCACATAAACAGTACAGCAACAACGGATATGTGAGCTATAATCGCTATAATTCTCAATCACAACAAAAACAATCTGGTCCTAGTCGTCGAGCCCGAGCTTCGCATGACTTTGATGAGATTATTTTAGAGACCCGAGTTGAAGCCGAAGAAGTCATTGATCGTCTTTTTGACTTGATCAGTAAATACGAAGCAGCAACTGTAGCTGATTTGTACGAACTGGTAGGTGTTCAAGGATCATACACTGATGATAAATGGGGATGGGTCGATATTCGAGGAGCTGGTATTACTCGAATTCGCAATGGATATTTGCTAGACCTTCCCCGCCCCGAACCTCTTGACTAATAAGGAGTAATAATGCACCCTGCTATTCTAAAAGTTGTTCCTGCTAAGTTGACAGTCGCTGCAGGACAAGCCACGCTTCAACTGAGCAAACAGTCTCCTCATATTCTGTTTGGTGCAGGTATTGTTGGCTTTGGCGCTACCATTTATCTGGCTTCGAAAGCTGTTTTGAAGCTAGACCGACATGTTGATGTTTTCCAGGAGAATTTGGAGACAGTCAAAGAGCTTTACGATTCGGCCAAAGACAGCGAAGAGGGTCGGGCTTCGTATCCTAAATCAGAGTATCGTAAGGATTTGGCATATCTTTATGCTAATAGCATCTACGATATTACTAAGATGTATGCTCCGACGGTTATTGTTGGGACTTTGACAATTGTTTGTCTGACGAAGTCTCACACTATTCTCTCCAACCGTAACACTGCTCTCATGGCTGCATATTCTGTCCTTGAGCGGAGCTACAACGCATATCGCAAGCGGGTTATTGACGAGTTTGGTGAGGATAAGGATCGAGAATTCCGCTATCCAACCAAAGAAATCAGGACGCTCAGTCTTGACGAGAAAGGTAAGGCTGTTGAGAAAGTAGAAACCAAAACTCTACTCGATCAATACTCGACTTATGCTCGCTTCTTTGATGAGATGTGTCCTGATTGGAATCGAAATCCTGAGTACAATCTCATATTTCTTAGGGCGCAGCAGAACTGGGCTAATGATTTACTTCGAGCTCGAGGACATGTGTTCTTGAATGAGGTTTACGATATGTTAGGTATTCCTCGAACTAAAGCCGGCGCTGTCGTTGGATGGGTTATTGGACACGAAGGCGACAACTATATTGATTTTGGGTTGTTTGATGGTGAAAATTCAGCAGCTCGTGACTTCGTCAATGGTCGAGAACGATCTATTCTTCTTGACTTCAATGTTGATGGGGTAATCTACGACAAAATTGGGAGTTGACATGGTTAATTCTTATATTATTGTTGGAGTTACGGCTGGCA